CTTTCATGTGCAGCATTTAACATTTTCCATAATTCATCTCCAGACTTCTCTGGAAAAATAATGAATAAAAGAGACCATAGCAAACATACTCCGCGAGTCCCTTGAAACCGAGGGCAAGTGCTATGAACTAATGTCTTATCAGGTCCTACAAAGTTTTGTAGTTTTTTTATTAGTTTATCTTCACGAGTGACACCGTGAGAATTAAAATGTAAATACGTACCATCCTGTTGTTTCTTAACTATTGTTGCATGTTCGCTTTCTGATATCATAACAGAATGACTTGATCCGAGATATTTATCAATTGTCCCCATAGCAGAAGGAGTTAACAAATCAAGTTCTTCCTGGCGACATCCCTTAACTATAGGAATCAGTACTTTATCAGTAACAGTTCTTAGAGCCGCATTAAATCCTAATGAGCCTACATCCCCAACAATTTGAACCCCCTTTTCAATCGTAGAGAGTGCCGAAACATCTTTTACATGTTTAAGTAATCCTGGATACAGGGCTATTAGCCGATAAATAACTCTGGTCGCTAAAAGCTGTGATGGAATTCCGCGAACAAACGATTCGTCATTGCTAGGATACTTCTTAGCCAGTGCATCCCAGTACTCTTTGGGTTTTTTTGGGAGTAACCCTAACATCGGGAGATCATTAACCTTAAAGTAGTCAGCAACTTCTTTAGAAGACACTGGGCAATAATGCTTAGTGCCTGGTGCTGGTATTTGTGGAAGGAGTTTTGAAGATAATGGAAGTGGATGAAGTGGGGGAGGATAGTCCATTATTCTTTCATCTGAAAATGTAATGGAAGAGTGGTATTCGGCCATGCGGATTCTGCGTGAAGAAAGTGATAATCCTGGCCTTGTAAAAGATTTTTGCTATCGTATTTTCCAAGATTTGAAGAGGCTGAAAATCAAGGACAAGAAGAAGTTCGCCCAGCGTCTCGGCACGGACTTTGATAATTGGCGGGAGTACTTGGAAACCGATTTCCCGAAAGATGTGGTGAAGGAAGTACTCTTTGATGATGACTTTTGGAAACTGACTCTCAAAATAACCAGGTCGTGAAAAATGGAAGAATGAATCTAAAGACTATACAGACTAATACAATAATGGGCGACGTTATCATCGGTGTCCAGTTCGGAATCGCAAACCCCGATGAAATCGTCAAGCGTAGTGTCGTTCACGTCATTACTGACAAGACGCATCAGAATAAGGATCAGCCAGTGTCTGGCGGAGTCTTTGATTCCCGTTTCGGAGTCATTGAAAACGGCAAGATCTGTCCGACTTGTAAGCAGAACAATATTCTCTGCCCCGGTCATTTTGGACACATCCAGCTTTCTCGGCCAGTGTACCTTTACCAGTTCCTTGATCAGGTAATCAAAGTTCTACAACTCGTGTGCCTGAACTGCTCAAACCCGTACCTTCCCGATGGGGAACTTGAAGCGATTGCCGAAAAACTCAAGGGAATGGACCGGTTCAATATGGTCAGGGAGCGCACGACCGATTACAAGACGCACGAACTGAAGGAGACTTCAGCTTGTGCGCACTGCGGCTCACCTACGATCGCAAAGGTTATTAAGGAAGAGGGTACGATTGCGAAGCTTCAGGCAAAGACGTATGAGGAGGGAGACCCGATTCCGCTACAGCCCGAGATGGTTCTGCGGACGTTCCAGCGTATTACCGATAAGCACGTTGATCTTATTGGATTCAACTCCAAGTTCAGCCGCCCCGACTGGATGATTTGTACGGTTCTGGCAGTCCCGCCTCTAACGGTTCGTCCGTCAGTCATCATGGACGATAACCAGCGCATGGAAGACGATCTGACGCACAAGCTCATTGATATTGTTCGTAATAACCAGAAGCTACAGGATCGGATTGACAAGGGTGATTCGGCGGATATGATTGATAAGTATACCGATATCCTCCAGTTTGATGTTGCGACGTACGTTGACAACGATATCAAGGGAATTCCTCCGGCCGCTCAGCGCTCAGGACGTGCCCTGAAGACTCTGAAGTCTCGTCTGGGAGCCAAGACTGGTCGTGTGCGTGGTAACCTTATGGGTAAGCGTGTAGACTTCTCGGCCCGTTCAGTCATTACGCCGGACGCAAACATTGATGTGGACGAGCTGGGTGTTCCGGAGGAAATCGCGCGTAACCTGACGTTTCCCGAGATCGTTACGAGCTATAATCGTGATCGTCTGATGTCGTATGTCCGCAACGGTCCTGGGAAGTATCCCGGTGCTAAGTCAGTGTACATCAAGCACGATGATCGGTCAGTGAACCTAAAATTCATCAGCCCCGAAACGATTGATCTGAAGCAGGGAGATGTAGTTCATCGTCATCTGATTGATGGTGATTCGGTGCTCTTTAATCGCCAGCCAAGTCTCCACAAAGCTTCAATGGAGTGCCACCGTGTGCGTGTCCTTCCGTTCTCAACCTTCCGTCTCAACGTATCGGCCACCAAGCCTTATAACGCAGACTTTGACGGTGACGAAATGAATATGCACGTACCCCAAAGTATTGCGTCTGCGACCGAGCTGAAGTGTCTGGCCACCGTCCTTAACCAAATCATTTCGCCACGCACCAATTCTCCGATCATTCAGATTATTCAGGATACTCTAACAGGTTCATTCCGGGTATCTCAGGACCACGTGGATGTTCCTGAGCATATTGCGATGAACATTATGGCACGAATGAAGAAGTCGTTGTCTACGTACCGTCGCAAGGACCGCCCAATTACAGGCAAGGAACTGATGTCTACCACGTTTCCGCTGATGAACCTCAATGGCGAGGCGAAGGTCGTAAACGGCGAGCTGAAGTCTGGCGTAATGGGAAAAGACGCTTACGGTTCGGCATCCAAGGGCGCAATTCACGTAATCTTCAACGATTTCGGTCCGAAGCGCGCTGGACAGTTCATTAACGATATCCAGAACATTGTCACAAAGTACAATCTGTTCTCTGGATTCTCGGTGGGTCCTTCAGATCTGATTGTGAATGCCGAGACTGATCAGTTCATCAAGACGAAGATCATGGAGTGTAAGCAGAAGATCGCGGATATCATGTCATCAGTTCATGCCGGGACGTTCTTGAACGCCGACGGTCGTGAGAACGGCGAGGAGCTGGAAAATCAGATCATGAAGGTTATTGGAGATACAAACAACACTGTTTCCAAGGAGGTTATGGACAAGCTGGCCAAAGATAACCGGATGTACCAGATGGTCAAGTCCGGTGCTAAGGGTAATGCTTTCAACATCGTTCAGATGATGGCTCTTCTGTCCCAGCAGCAGGTTGGAGGTAAGCGTATCCAGTACACGTTACAAGATCGCACGCTACCCCACTTCCACAAGTACGACGACGGTTTGGAGTCGCGCGGGTTCGTAGAGTCCAGCTTTATTGGCGGTATTCGGCCAGCCGAGTTCTTCTTCCATGCTATGGGAGGACGCGAGGGTCTCATTGATACGGCTATCAAGACTTCGGATTCGGGCTACATCCAGCGCCGACTCGTGAAGACCATGGAGGATATTCACATTGAGTATGATGGTACAGTACGTAATGTCAACGGTGCAATTGTTCAGTTCCATTACGGCGGCGACGGAATTGACTCGGTGTGCGTAGAGAAGCAGACACTGCCGCTTGCTCTGATGTCTATGGAACAGATCTTCCGAGATTTTGCGATTTCAGCTGACGATATTTCGGCAGTAGTGAAGGGTGAGGTAAAGGAATTCCACGATATGGTTGATCGGATCATTGAGGATCGCGATACACTGGTGCGCGACGTGTTCCGATTCCGTAAGGAGGAGACGGTGTATGTCCCAGTACACTTTGAGCGGATGGTGGAGAAGTACACGAACCCTTACTCGGTAAAGACTGATCTGACTCCACAGTATGTTGTAGACGAGCTGGATAAGATGTGTGTCCAGGCAGCAGTCGCGCACAACAAACTGTTCCAGATTCTCTTGCGGTACCACTTGGCACCAAAGAAGTCTATCATCAAGATGCGATTGACTAAGGCGATGTTTGACGAGATGCTGAAGGATATTCATTTCCGGTATATCAAGTCCAAGGTTCATCCGGGCGAGATGGTAGGCACAATGGCTGCTCAGTCCGTAGGCGAGCCAACGACGCAGCTCACACTGAATACTTTCCATTCAGCCGGTACGTCGGCTGCGAACGCTACTGGAGGTGTGCCGCGCATTATGGAACTTCTCAGTGCTTCGCCTAACCCTAAGACGCCTATTGACACGATCTATCTGGATGCCTCAATTGCGGGATCACAAGATGCGGCAATTGTCAAGAAGCGCGAGATCCAGAAGACTACGTTGCGTGATATCACCAAGTCAGTACGTATCTACTATGATCCCAACCCTCTGTCAGAAAACACAGCAGTCCAGGAAGATCGGGACATTCTCCAATCTTACCAGAAGTTCTCGGTGACAAACGGCCAGCTTTGTACGTCTCCTTGGGTCGTGCGTCTGGAGTTTGATGATATGGAAATGGTTGCGCGTAATGTGATTGATATGACCATGATCGCCGCAAAAATACAGAACAATCGCGTCCTGAAAGTGTTTGATTGCATTCACTCCGACACGAATGCTCCTGGTAAGCTCGTGATGCGTATCGTCTTTGTGGCCGATATGGTAAAGAACGTTCTGGCTCTGCGGTTCATTGAGGATAAGTTGCTGGACACTGTGCTGAAGGGAATTGAGGGTGTGGGACGCGTATACCCTCGCGAAGTCAAGGATGAGCTGACGTATGATGAGAAGACTGGAGGGTACGTTTCGGCATCACAGTGGGTTCTTGATATTGAAGGTACAAATCTGCTGGATCTGTCTACGGTTCCCAACGTTGATCCGCTGCGCTCGTTCTCTAACGATATCCACGAGATCAAGGACGTGTTTGGAATTGAGGCGGCCCGTATCGCTCTGATGCGCGAGTTCAATACTGCCTTTGCCGGTTCATCAATCAATTACCATCATCTGATTACGCTGGTAGATGCGATGACGTATCCCGGTTTCTTCTTGAAGGCTGATCGTGCAGGAATGTCCAAGAATACGGAGAACGGTGTCCTGGCCAAGTCGTCGTTTGAGGAGACGGCCAAGCATCTGTTCAATGCGGCACTGACGGGCGAGTCGGATAATATGCGTGGCGTATCGGCCAATATCATGTTCGGGCAGAAGCCGCCTTGTGGAACGGGTTTCGTGGATATCCTCATTGACGAGACAAAGTTGCCGGAAGGTACGGAAGAAGATCACGCGATCTTTGAAGAGGAGCGCCGGACGGTTCATGAGATTCTTGAGAAGGAGTCGGAGAAGGAGAGTTCTATCAGCATGTCTGATCTGAACATGTTCTAAATGAACCTTACTTAAAACTAAAATTTGGGATTGAACAATCCTGTTTTTTAGTTTACGTATATTTCAGTATGAAATGAAAATGGAACCGAAATATGACTCTGTGGTTACAGCTGTCATATCTGCTTTTAAAAGCCGCGCAGACTTTGGGTTTAAGAAGTACGGAACAAATTTGGATCGTAAGGATCTGAAGCATCTAGATTGGATTCAGCATACGCAGGAAGAACTCATGGACGCTATTCTGTATTTGGAGAAGATGAAGCAGGAGTTTAGTTGCTGTACGCCAGACCACCCATGCCCGACATGACGCGCAGAATATTGTAGTTCACGGCGTAGACACGAATATCCCAGGGGTTTGTCGGAGAAACTGAAATAGGAGTAATATAGGAGTTTGCGAAAAGTCCAGTGCTTACATCAGCTCCAGAAAAGTTGACAACGATTGTTGCGGTATCAATGCGCGAAAAGTTGCACGTACCTGAGGGTTGGTGCTCCTCGGGCTTGAGCGCAAACGAGTACATGTACGCACCACGCTGGTAGTGAGTACCAGCATTTTTGTCATTAACATTGCCAGTTGTGACATCGGTGATTGCGTCAAATGATCCAGTGTGGTGCTGGTACGGCTGGACCTTATTGAAGTACTGGCCATACCGACGATCCATACGGTCCGTACCGTTGATCTGTAGCCACTGTTCGTATGTTGGGTTAATATCATACGTGAATGGCTGAAGGCGGTAAGTTGACTGAACGCCATCCCACGCGTTACCACCACCGCCCCTGACATACGCAGTCTGGAGATTGCAGTCAGTGTAGCGCGAAGGCTGAATTACCCATACAAGCTCCTTGACAGGGTGATTGAAAGTGAGGTCAATACGATTCTGAGCAGACGTAATACCAATATCCTCGTTGAACTGCGTCTGCTCAATGAGGTACTCGTGCGAATTCTGCGCCATACGGCGGCGCTCTTCCGTATCAAGGTAGATGTAATCAATATATACTGCGGCACTGACTGGCGCCGGGAGTGTCTTCGCGTTATTGTAATCGCCAGCAACAAACTTCGCATCGTTCCACTCAATGTTGATATTAACCTCATGGTACTGTAGCGCGATAAGCGGCAGCGCACAACCTGGATTACGGGTGTAGAAGAAGTTGAGTGGGATATAGCATACCGCAGGCGATGCTATACGGCCCGACGAGGCATTGCATACTGGATTAGGGTTAGGAACGGTAAATGTTTCGGTACCGGTAGCAACAGTATAGTCGGTAAGACCTACCATCCTGGAAAGCTTGAGTCCAGTCTGGACATCGGACGAAAGGCAGTCCCAGAGAAACAGCCACTCGCCGTACAGCCGATCAATCAGCTGTCCGCCGATATCCAGCTCAACGTGCTTGATTAGGTTGTAGCCAAGACGGTACTGATCGTTATTGAGAACGGCTCCTGGTGGTAGCACGACCTCCAGATACGTGGAGTACAAGAGATCAGCATGGCGACCGACGAGCGCTGAGTGCTTGACTCCCCATCCAGCCTGGCCCGTTAGATTAATACGGAAAGGCTCCATCGCAAAGTTCGTGTGGCGCTTAAACAGACCCTTCCAGAAGGTAATCTGGGGATTGCCGGAAAGGTATGCGTCCTGAGCGCCGTAGGCAACGAGCTGAAGTAATCCACCACCCATTATGTATTTATATGTTCCTTACACTCTTTTTTTCTGGAATCTACTTGCGGAGCCGACGACGCCGACCACCTTCAGTAGGCTTAACATGAGCATACTCATCTTTCATAGGAATAGTGACGGGTACTGGAGAATCCACATCTGGAGCTGTAATACGCTCATTCGCTCCTCCACGTGCCTTATAAGTCTTTTTGGCAGCTTTTAGAACTGCGCCAAAAGGCTTACCTTTGTTTTTCTTGAGCTTGAGAGTTTTACGAACATGTGCTAACCACTTGTTCGCCATTTATTCTATAGTAAAAGTTTACTTGCGGTGGCGGCGGGTCTTGCGGGCCGTGCGGCGACGACGACCGGCAGCGGGGGCAGGGGTCTGCTCATCGGACGCAGACTCCTCGCCCTCCTCGGCACCACCGCGCTTGCCCTTAGAATACGTCTTCTTGGCCGCCAGAATGACCTTCTTTAGACCATCGCCCTTCTTGTACTGGCCACGGCTCTTCATCTGCTTCATCGTCTTCTTAACATGCGCAAGCCACTTGTTCGCCATTTTTTATTTTAACGCAAGGAATTCTTTCAAACCGTCACGGAGTAGATTGGAGAAGTCTGTCTCATCGGCTGGAATGATACTGATGGATCAGGCAGTACCGGCTGCTTGTACTCCTTCGGCTTGAGTGCGCGCAAAGCTTCGGGTTTCAGAACAACACTGTTCTCCTGGAAGCTGCCGATATACATTTCCATAGCGCTATCTACAGACCCATAATTCATGAGGTTCCATTGGCATCCGTACGTCAACAAGATCTGAGGATTCTTATTGACTAAATCACCCTCAATATCAGGCACGACCATCGTGATGTTATTGCGGTTATTGTTAATGAGTTC